AGGTACTGTGGTAAGACCGTTCTCATTGTGAAAAGTATCAGAAGGTGAAGTTTCTGCATAAGTACTATTTGCTTCTGATATAAAGTTATAAACTTTATTATTATTATCATCTGCAAATATACCTATTGTTTCTGCTTTAGCATGAGATCGAGTCATAATATCTGACTCAGTAAAATTAGAAGCTTTAGGTACGTTTGTAAAAAACGCGTTTTGACCTGAAGTTATCCAGTCTGTTAATTGAACATTACTTAATAAAGTTTGAGCTGAACCAATATCAGAACCTTCAGTTGTAGCTATTTGTATATTTAAAGCATCTCTATACTCGCCGTTGGGTACGAGTCTTTCATCGAGATCTTTATTCATTCGACCTCTAGTAAAATTCTTCTTCAACTCTGGCATGTGCTAGTGTTTTATATGTTTAGATTTACCTCTAAGTATTTGAGTAATCTCTTCTAGTTTAATATTAGATAATCTAAGTTTAGCATTTCTTTTAGCTACTCTAGCTTCTTTTTTATAACTCATAACTAAACCTAAAGGAACGTTTGCTCTAGTAGATAATATAGCGTGAGCAATATGTTTATACATAGCTTCTTCAGCAAACTTATGCACTTTCATTTCAGCGTCAGTTCCTAGACTATCACTTATGTATTCTAGTATCACAGTTTTACCAGAAATGTTAGAGCTAAAATGTATAAAGCCTCTTATATCATCTATATAAAAACTACCATTAATTTGAGCATAAGAAGGATTTAAACCATACCTTTGTCCAGTTATTAAATCGTAATCATCATCATCGTAATCTTCTTGTTGCTCTGGAGCAGTTTGTTTTTCATAATTAGCAGCAGTATCAGATTTAGTAGTTAGTACTAGTTCGTTACCAGTAAACTCATAAAACGGAGCATCACCAGATGTTGTTGTTTGTGCTATGTTTGATGGATTACTAGTTTGCAATGCAGGATATAAAACGTGCATTATACCAGACTCATCAGATCTACTAAGTTTAACATAGTTAACATAGTCTTGAGGAAGTGGCATCCTAAGAGTTGAAGGTACTTCTATTTCGTGAGCTTTAGTACATTTGAAAGTATCAAAGCTTAACTCTTGTAAAGCTCGTTGAGCATGAAAAGCTACATCAGCTCTTTTTACTTTAGAAATAATTTTATCTTTACCAACATAAGCTAATATAAATTGATTTATTATATCTCTTAATGAAGTAAACTGATAGTTACCAAAGTCACTACCAGCATAATATGAAGCTCCTGTTGTGTTATCTAATAATCCCATTTAGCTATGCTTTTTCTTGTTGTTTTTCTTCGTTTACCATTGTTCCAGCTAAACCACTTATAGTTGGCTTTTCTATAACAATACCTGCTAATAATAATATTTTATTTACTAATGTTGTTTCTTCAGAAGCGTGTAATTCAAAATCTGTAGTACTAGAAGCGTTATAAACAGCTTTTTGTAATACTACATTATAACCCCAAGACACAGTAGCAGGCTTAGCTATGTAATGACAGTTTATATTTGATGCTGAATATGCTGGAGAGCTTGAGCTTGGATATAGTTGTATTTTATTATCTTCTAACCTTGCGTAAACTGGTCTAGCAGAACTAGGAGCGTAAAGAGCTGTTTGAACCATAGTCTCAACTTCTTTTCTACTTACATTTTCTACTATAATACTATTTGTTCCGTTGTTATAAAAAACAGTACCTAATTTATGTACATCAGAAGGTAAAGTTGCTACAGCACCAGAAACGGCTGTTACATCTACATGATCTTTTTCAAACTCTGCTATTTTTTCTTCTATTATCTCTATAGGATCAGAGTACTCTAATGAAACACCAGGTCTTCTACTAAATTGACTTAAATCATAGAAGTACTGTTCAAATATTTCTAGCTGAGCTTGATTAGCTAGTAAGTTAAATTCTTGAGGCGTTATATAACCTCTTTGCTCTTTATTGGCCATTGCCAAAACTCTTTGATATACCGTGTTTATACTTACTGCCATTTATACTTATTTTATAGTTAAGCAACCACCCATTAAGAGTGGCTGCTGTACTATATGATTATTACGCGTTTAAACGCTTTTCTATATTAGAGTATATTTCCATACCCTCGTCAGTTTTAAACCAGTGAGCTAAAGCTGTATATGGATGCTCGTCAAACGGTACTGTCATTAATTTTCTATTGTTTGACCCCCACATAAATGTACGTTGATCATTAGATAATTTAATAATACCAAGCTCTACAGCTTTTATTCCAAAGTTTCTAAGCACTACATTGTCATCACTCAACAACTCTAAGAACAAAGCAGGATTATTTCGTGCAAACACTAATAAATCTCTTTTAAGTTCCTTAGAACTCATCTTATCAACTTCAGAACCTTTTTCTACACGCATAATAGCTTCAGCCATATCTAAATCTATATTTCTAGCTGCTATTATAGCATCTGCTTCTATTTCTAATATTTCTATTTCACCAGCAGCTTCTTCAATAGGCATATATTCATAAAATATATTTTTATTGTGAGGGTGATATAATGATAAAAACTTTTGTAAAACTGTTTTAGTTTTTTCAACAAATAATACACCATCTCTAAAAACTACGTGTGATAATCTTTGATCACCTTTCATTTCGTCAACAAAGCAAGTTCTTTGATTTTCACAATACTTCATTTCTCTTTCGTAACCTTTTTCTTCGTCGAACCAATAAACATTAGAAGTTTTTAATAAATATGATAAAGGTTTTTTATTTCCTTTTAAATAATAAACTCTATCTTTTATTTCCCACTCAGGTTTTTTTGTTTCTATTTTTTTAGGTTTTGGTGTTTCAACAACTGGTGCTTCAACAACAGGTACCTCTACCTTTTCTGTTTTTTGTTTCTTTGCCATAATATAATATAATAAAAAATTAAAAAAAAGATCGAGAGCCGAAGCTCTCGACCTAAATATTGATTTACTTCATTAACATAAAGTTGTTAGCACCTTGAGTAACTAAACATCTTTCAGTTAACATGTGCATTTGCATTGCATCAAGTGCAGATGTAGCAGCACCAACAGACCCAGTAACCCAAGTCTTCATTCTACGATCATCAGTAGCAGAAGCTCTAAAACGAACGTGTAAGAACGGACGCTTAATGTTTCTACCTAATAATTGATCATAAACTGTAGAAGTACCAGCTGGAATAAATACACCACGTATAGCGTTTGCTCCAGCAGCATCATTGATACCACCTCTAGTAGCTTTGTCGTTTAAGTAACGGAAGTCAGACTTATAAAAGTCATAAGATCCTCTACGGAAACCAGAGAAGCCTAAGTTAAGTGCCATATCTTCGTTGTTTTCAAAAACACCGTAAGAAGTACCACCAGCACCATAAGAGTTCATTGAAGCTAGCATATCATCAATAGCTAAAGAAACACTTCTGTTAACGAATAACATGTTTTCTTCAATTGAACCTTGCTTATCAAACTCAGCTAATATAGCATCAAACTCAGCTAAATCAGTAGCAGCGTTAACACCAGTAATACCAGTAGTAACATTACCTCTTGATTCAATAGCAGCGAATAAACCTTGTGTACCAGTAGCATCTCCGTTAGCACTTAAAAAGTCATCAACTTTATCTGTACCATGTACACCAAGCTCACCTTCTAACATTGCCATTTCAACATAGTCAGTAAAACGTAATCTTGTTTCAGACTGAGCTTTTAGATACCATAAGTATCCAGCAGTTCCATCTTCAGAAGCTACTTCAACCCAACCAATACGAGATGCATCAGATCCTGATACTTCGTAGTAGTCTTTCATGATGATTGGCTTATTGTTGTAAGATTTGAAAGTTGGCTCATTAGAACCTCTTCTTTCAGTTGCAGCTGCAGCAGCAGAGTTGTAAGTAGTACCTTTTGCAAATTCAGAACCGTAAACTAATACAGTTAAGTTAGTTTTTGCATCAGTGATTGCAGAACAGTCTGCAGCACCGTAAGGACGAAGTTCAACTACGTTACCGTCAACTTCAGATACTAAAGCTTTAATAACAGCTTCATCGTTAGCAACGATAACTGTATCGTTAACTCTAATACCATGAGATCCTGAAGTATAAGTTGCGTTAGTATCAATATGATCAGTAATAGTAATTTTACCAGTATTATCTGATCCATTAATATTACCATTGTTATCTGTCATCGTAGCTGTGTACGATAAGTGTAATCTACCTTGCTCAGACCAAACAACTTGATCAGCAGTCATAGATTCTTCTGCACCGACTTGAGATAAGAAACCTGAAATAGTTCTTGGTCCGAAAACCTCAGCTTCTTGCTCTATTAAGTCTGGTACATATTGTTGAGCCCAACCTTCGTTAGCTGTGCTCGCTAAGTCTAAATAGTTACTAGCTGTAGCCTGTTGTTTAGGTCCAGGTACCGCATTTAGTAACGATCCACCAGTAATTGCCATAATTTTTTAATTTTAAATGTTATTTTTTGTTTTTAAATTTAAACTTAAAATCATTGGAGTCTTGGCCTAATACTCTAACTTTAACACCGCCAGCTTCAAAACTTTTATGATTTTGTCTTGGCGTCATATCTACGTTTTTAGATTTAGCAATACTTTCTTTTAAAGCATCAGCTTTACCTTGTTCGTAGAAGTGTTTAGCTATAGCGTCAGCATTGTTAGCTGTATATATAGATTTATGATATTCTTTAGCATTAGCTATTTTATTGTCATCAGTTAAAAACTTTTTAACGAAATTATCAATACTGCTTTGCTGCTTTTTTACATTATCTATATTCTTAACATTAAATCTATATTTTTTATCACCAACATTATATTCAAAACCTTTGAACTTGTCGTTGAAAACTTTATTAGTTTCCTTGATAAAATAAGATGTAGCTGTTTTATTAGCTTCTTCTAACTCCTTCGATTCTTTGTTATATCGATTAAAAAAGTCCCAAGCTTTTTGCTGTTCAGGCGTAAGTCTTGATCCTGCTTTAATCTCATTATAATATTTAGACTTCTGCCCGTCTAAGTAGGCTTTAGCCTCGGCAACTTGCTCTTTTAAGGCTATTTTCTTTTTTCTAATATCTTTCTCATCATCAGCTTCTTCATCATATGAAAAAGTTTCATCCATTAAAAACGCTCTTTCTTCAGCGTCAAGATGAGGTTTAGTTAGTTTATAATATTCTTGTAAAACTGTTAAGTTATCCATTTTAGAATAATCTTGATTAAGTCTTACATAATCTTCTAAATCACCTCCAGTATCTTCCATAAAGTCAACTAACTTTTGGATATTTTCTGGTAGTGGTTTGCCAGTAGCTTCAGCTTCTGCAACAGCTTCTTCTACTTCTTCTACAAGCTCTTCAACTTTTTCTTCAACTTCGTTAGTTACTTCTTCAATAACGGGTTGATCATCTTGAACCCGCTCTTCTTCTTTTTCTCCGGCAGGCTTTTCAGTTTCTGCTTCGACGTTTTCTTCACGTACTTCTTCGCTAACTTTGGATTCGTCGCGAACAGGTACCTCATCTGTGCTTTGCTCTGTAGTGGCATCTTCTTCTTTTTTTGTTTCTTCTTTTTGTATTGATGGTGGGTTATCTAAATCTACTTTAATAACATCTGGGTTATCTGCAGACATAAATTTACTTTCATCAACTTGTTGAGTTGTTTCTTCAACGTTCTCAACTTTTTCTAGTTCTTGTTCCATAATATATAATATAAAAAATTAAGTGTTTGTTATCTAGGTTCAAAAGCACCTAAATTAAATCCACCTCCAAGTATATCATTACCTGAAGATTCAAACTTTTTAGGTGGTGCACCTGTCTTTCTTTGGTCTATAAGTTCACTTTGTTGTGAAGCTTGTATTCTTGTTCTTTCATCTTTACGATCTTCTTTTTCTTTTTCTTTTGATTTTTGACCTTCAACCTCTATACCTTTTAACTGCATGTTGTATTGAAACTCTAAAGCCATAAGTTGTTTTTTAAGCTCAGACTCAGCCATCATCTTTTGCATATCTATTTGACTTTGCGCTTGAGCTAGTTGAGCTTTCTGTTGTGTTAAAGCTTGATTCTTTTGAACTTCAGCTTGAGCAGCTACTTGCTGAGCTTGCGCGTTAGCTTGTGATTGAGCTTGTATATTTTGTTGTTGTATAGCTTGATCTCTTTCTTGCTTCTTCTTTCTTCTAATCTTTAATACTTGATTAGCTAGTTTTACATTTTTAATAGTACGTAAATCTATAGCATCTTCAAGATCTATTAAACCTGCAGATAAAGCCATTTGTATATTGTTTTCAAGCAACTGTTTTTCTTCTTCATCAGGTGATAACTCTAAGAATATACCAAAATCATACAAGTAAAGTTCTGACATTTCTTCTAATGTAGCAACATTGTGTGCTCCTAAAGCTTGAACAAAAGCATCAGCTGTTGGAGAATATTCTAGTATATCAGATATTCTCAGTGATAAACACTCTGCAACGTGACTTGTTAAATATAAACCAGACTGCAATATATGTCTTGTAGCTGTATTACTATTTGCAGCTGCTAATTTTTGTACACCTACTAAAGCATTTTTATCTGGCATGCTACCATCTCTAGCTTCATTTAACCCAGTTACATCACGGATCATCTGTAAGTAATAATTATAATTAGCTATTAAAGCTTGCATTTTATTACCACCACTACCACTAGTTATTTCTTGTATAGGTACTTTACCTGGGTTCATATCACCATCTTGTGTAAATGATCTACCTACAACAGAACCAGTTTGGAAAAACATATTTAAAGCTTCTTGTGGATTATAGTTTGTCCCATTACCAAGATCAACTTCTGCTAAACCATCAGCATCTAAATAAACACCGTCTGGTACCATACGTGACATTACTTGTTGTAACTTTAAATGTGTCAACTGTATCATATCAGCAAAACCTGTTATACGATTTACTAGTGAATCAATTTTACCTCTATACATACGAGGTGCTACAATAGCATAATTCATTTTAACTTTAGTATAATCACTTTTAGGTCGCATCATATTTTTAGACATCTCCCATTTTAATAATCTATCTCCACCTAATATTAAAGCTCCTTCATAAAGAGTTTCTATAGATCTATCTAGTCTACTATAGTTACCTTCATTATCAGCTGGTGGATTAAATGTATCGTCTTTTTCAATAATCTTTTCAGCACCACTACCACTTTCTTTTAACTTATAAACTTGATTCATATAAGTTTTATAGTTAAAATATAAAATTTGAACAGTGTTAGCGTCAGACTCTTTATAAGAAACAGAACTTCTATAGCTAGAATATCTTTTATAATTAGTCTTTTTTATTTCTTCTAAATCTTCTTCAGTTAAAAATGGAAACTGTTTTACAAGTTCGTTATATGGTATTTCTTTTACTTCACCTACATAATATATATCATCAAAATAAGGTGAGTCAGTATGTGAGTAAACTAAGTTAGCTGGATCGACATAATCTATAGTAACACCTTCAGAAGTATTAAATGATGTTTTAACTGCACCAATACCTAAAACAGTTAAATCATAATAAAATCTTTTTTTAATAAGTTCGTATTGATTACCTTCCATTAAAGTAGTTATAGCTTGTTCTTCTGCTATTTCAATAGCTTGCTTATAACTTAGTTGCATGTGTAGTTCTAACTCTTCTTGAGAACCAGGTAGTTCAAAAGGATCTGTGTTATACATATCAACATTAAACGCTTCTTCGATGTAATCATTAAACTGTTGCATACGCATATCGTCTAGTATATCTTCCATATACTTAGTACGTTTTGAAACACCGTATGGATCTTGTGAGTAAGCTTTTATATCGTAAGTTCTTTCAGCAATACCGTTAACCACGATATCAACAAACTTAGGAATAATTGGGACGGGCGTCCAGTCTAGATTTAAATAAGATAAATCACCATTGATAGATAATTCATCTTTATATTTTTGTATTGATTGTTCACCTCTAGCATATAATCTTAATTTATGAAAATCATTTTTAATT